GCTAGTAAACGGAAGTGAGCCATCTCATAATTTTCAAATATTTGCTCAGCTGGTTCATTATAGTTATATTGTCCTAATGATCCAGGAGCATATTTAAATCGTACATATGATGGGTTTTGAGGGTCTTGTCCTTCCTCTCTAATAATATCATAGGCTGAGAATGGTTTAACATTATATACACCATATTTTTCGGCTATATCTAATTTCAAATAAAAATCACCATATTTAGCCATATTACGAATCCATGACCATAAATTGAATTCAATATTCAATACATCATAGAATAAGTTATATAGTACTTTTTGTAGATTTTCATCTGGTGATTTGATATGTAATACTTCACCACTCTCATTTTTCAATGTAGATTCATCAGATAATATGTCTAATGCTGATGCTACAATAGCATCTGTATCCATTACCTCATAGTCCGAATATAGTTGGATTCTTAATGTTTGGTAATTCAACATCGGGTTAGCTACAGTAGCATAATTAGGGCGATATAATCTAGTAAATCTGTCTGTTAAAGAGTTAGTAGCAATCTCAGGGTTGGATTGTATATGGTCACTATCAATAACTTTAATTTGGTTTCCACCAACATTTCTGATGACTACATCAGTGGAAAATAATCGTTTTAATCTAGAAAATAATCTAGTATCTGCCATTTTAAATTTTTATTTATATTTATAAATATTACAATAACCAGGTAAGACCTTCATTATCATTACCTACGTTCCAATCCCATTGGTTTTTTGCTTGTCCTCCAGTATTTGAATAAAATCCTGAGTAATTATGTTTAGTTATATTGTTGAGACTTGCTTTAGTTAAATCAACACCTGCTTGTTGTAAACGTAATGCTGTATCTCTAACATACAAACCTATTCCAAAACTCATTACCAAATCATCATTATATCCTGATTGGGCTTCAGCCCTATTATTACGCCATATAAATGTTTTCATTTCCTCAATCAATCGTTTTGATTGGATCAAACATGAACGCTCACGAGTATATGCCTCTAATTTTTGGATAATCATTGGGCGTGTTTTCATTGATGTAGTGAAACCAGGTGTCATACTACTCATATTAGTCATATTCTTATTTGAATAAGCATCAACAATATTGATATCTGATTTTGGTGAGTAATATAAGTTACGATATTCTCTATCAATAGCCACCTGGATTACTGCCCATCCTATGTTAGCGTTTTCAACTACTAATAAAGCATCATTATATTCTGTGGCTATAGAAACTAATATATTACCATAGTCTTTGGTTGATATTTGACCTTGAAATTCAGCTACTTGTTTTGCATCCTCAATATCAATAACATGAAATGCACTATAATCTTTACCATCACCTCTAGCAACATCGGCATGTACCATATAGCTTTTAGTGTAATCGGGTTGTTCCCAAATCCATAATTCACCATTAACACCACGTTTTTCTATTGGATCTTTAACGTGGGTTTTTTCATAGTATTCTAATATTTGATTATCAAATACAGTATCACCAGATGTAGCAAAATCACAATCACATTCTTGGGCAGCCATTTTAGGTCCCAATAGCTCATCTTGCTCTTGTCTCCATGTCTCGTTTCGTTCAGGATGAACAGTCCATGGTAGTTTAATGGGTAGGAATTTATTTTGTGATAATTCAGCTTTAGTCCATTGTTGATGGAACCAATTACCTGTACCATTAGGTGTAGATAAAGCAATACAACCACCACCAGTTGCTAGTGTTTGTTGAGCACTACCCCAAATTTCCTCAGCACTAGGAATAAAGGCAGCCTCATCCATAATTAACAATGAAACGGCTTCACTTCGTCCTGAATCACCAGCTGCTGATACTGCTTTGATTTGTGATCCATTTTTTAGTTTGAATGTTAATTTGTTGTTTTCATCCGGTTTACCCGTACGGAGCCATGAAGGTAAATTATCATGCATGAATTTTACCTTAGTAACCATGTTTTTAGCTGTGTCTGTTTTAGTACACAATACAAGAATATTCTTATCCTTGTTAAATAACATGATCCATAAACTATAAAGGGCAACTAATGTTGATATACCTAACTGACGTGATTTAAGGATTACATGGTAATCCTCTTTCATAAACAATTTTAATACATCTTCCTGGAATGGATATAGAGCGAACTGTATTCTGCCTCTAGTTGGGTGTGTAATATACACATATTTTTTAGCAAAATAAACAGGGTCAGTAGCACATTTAATATACTCCTGTTTAATAATTTGTTTTATATCTTGACTCATTGTAATGCCATATAAATAACTCCTACACCTAATCCTACAGCTACAGTAACACCACCAATTATAATGGCATTCTTTTGTCGCTTATATTTTTTAGCACGTTTTTCTTCGATTAGTATTAGCTCGTCTTTATGATCTAATATTTGATTTAAATTACCTATATCAGCAATACAGATAGCTTCTTTACGTTCATATTTACCTATAATGCTATCTTTAAGTGCTAGTTGGCGTTGAGTTATAATATAATTTTCATTTACTATCTCTAATTCAGCTTTAGCAAAATCACCAGCTTTAATATCTTGAATTGCTTTAACCAAATATGATTTAGGCAAACAAACTACAGTATCAATACTAGTTGTATCTGTCTGCGAAAAACTTGGTGATGTCGCTAGTACTAAACTTAGAAATATTATCCATCGCATCATTATATTGATCTTTAAGGTCAGATAACTCATCATTATTTTTTTCTATCCTGTTATTTAATGCTGAAATAGAGTCAGAGAGAAGAGCGATGCTAAGCTCATACTCTTCTCTCAGTTTTTTATTACTATCTATTACGTTATTTAAACTATCTATTTTAGTTTCTAAAACGTATTTATCTACTTCACTATTGTCAGGACGCGTTACAACACTAATTGATAACGCAACTAATAATATTAAAATTAAAACTAATTGGTAGTGTTGTTTTACCTTATCCATTCAATAGACCAGCACGTTTTTGGAATATATGAACTAGACTTTCGTTGATCATTTCATCATCATCTTCTTCAACATCTAGGTCAGCAGCCATTTTCTTTTCAAGTGCCTTAATTTTAGCAGGAATATCACCAATTTCTTCTTTGTATTGGTCCATTGAAATTTCACCTGATTTGAACTTGGCTAGTATCTTATCTTTCTCAGCACGTAGTTGAGCTAATTCACCTCCACCTTCAGCAGTATCATCAATTTCTACCTCAGCATCTTCTACACCATCAATTTCTCCATCAGCAGCATCTTCAAATTCTTCAGCATCTACTTCTTCAGAATCTGTGTTTACTATTTCTTTATCTTCAGGTGCTTTTTTAGACTTGGCTGAGTCTAATACTTCAATATATCCTTTACCTATTTCGATTGGGTTACCTTCTTTATCAACTTTACTAGTTAATTTTTTATCACCAAGGATATCCATCATCTTTTGGGCGGCTTGGAATGGTTTACCTTTGTAGAATGAAATGGTATCTAGAATATCTTGACGACCGAATCCTTCAGGGCGAGTAAGTAATTCAGCAAATGCATCAATATCTTCATCTGTGAAGTTTAGTGGTTTACGACCTCGTCCACCTTTTTTAGAAATCAATGATTGGATTTTAGTAAGGAATTTTTTAACATCCTCTACATCTTTACCACCTTTAAGGGTAAATACTTTACCTGTACCTTTGGTACGACCTTTAGCTTCATCTAGGTCTTCTTCTTCAGATAATAGATAATCAACAACATCATCCATTGCTGCTTCATTTAAATCTTCTGATTCTTCAAGTGCATCAAAATCAGCACCCGTATTTCTTAGAGTAGCGTCTAGCTCTTCTTTGATTAATTTTCTAAGTAAGTCAAGTTGTTTTCCCATTGTATTTAGTATTAATGTTTTTTATTATAAATATTGCGCTTTACACAGTAAATAAAGTATCTACTACTGCTTTAACACGAGATTCATTACTACCGCTAATTTTTACCAAATTATTTATTCTACTTGAATATTTTGTCAAATAAAAATTAATCATATAGTTAACATCTTCTCTATATTTAGCATCAGTTTCTCTAACACCATTATCCTCTATTCCAACACCTACTGGGTCTACATAAAATATGTAATCATATTCATGTATCATATCAGCAGCTAGATTAATGAAATCTTGTTTATCCTTAAAATTAATTGATTTAGCTAATGCTGTGAATGCCATAACATCAATTACTGTTCTATCAGTAATGATATTATCTTGTAATAATTCACTACAACGTTCTGCTAAAAATATAGTTTGACCCTTTAATGTCGAATCAGTATTCAATGGAATACCTAAATCACTCAA